GGAGTAAAAAAGAAACAGCGGACTATTCTGCAATCACAACATGGGGAGTGTTCTCGCCCGACGGACAACGGCCAGCGCTTATTCTATTGGATGCACGACGTGGTCGATGGGAGTTTCCTGAGCTCAAAGAGATCGCACTCAAAGAGTATAACTACTGGGAACCAGAGATGGTGTTGGTAGAAGCGAAGGCAAGTGGTATGCCCTTATCTGACGAACTTCGCAGATCAGGTATACCAATAACAAATTACACACCAACAAGAGGCAACGATAAACTGTCTAGGGTCAACGCGGTGGCTCCTATGTTTGAAGCAGGAATGGTATATTATCCAGAGGACAGAAGGTTCGCAGAAGAAGTTATTGAAGAGTGTGCATCTTTTCCGTATGGTGAATACGATGATTATGTTGACACAGTGACCCAATCTCTGTTAAGGTTCAGACAATCAGGGTTGATTCAGTTACAGATGGACTACGAGGATACTCCTGTTGACACAAGACCACGAGTCTATTATTAGGAGAAACATTATGTTTAAAAGAATATTCAATATTGGAAAAGGGCCAAAGCCTAAACCAAAGCCTAAGCCAAAACCAAAGCCGAAACCAAAGCAAAAGCAGAAGAAAAAAACACAGGCTGGTGCTCAAAGCAGAAAAGGTGGGTCGACTCGTCAGATAAAAGGTTTTAAAGATTTAACTAAAGGAGAAAAAGTTGCACTCGGTGTAGGCGCTGCTGGTTCGGGAGCGTTGCTTGGATTAAAATTAAAAGAAGATAAAGGTGCTCGCGCAGGTGGGATGAAACAAGGTCAATCACCAAAAGGTGGCACAGCTCCTAAAAAGAAACCAAAGACAAGTAAAAAACTTCCCGACGCTAGAGACGCAGCTAAAGCTAGACCTACTGTTAAGAAAAGTAAAATCGTTAGAGACAAAAAAGGTAAAGCTGTTAGAGACAAAAAAGGTAAAGCTGTTAAGTACGGTAAAGGAACAAAAGCATATGAAAGAATGATGGAGAAGAGGAAGAATAGATAGTGCCTCTTAAAAAAATATTAAAACCAAAAAAACCTATAAAAAAGCCGAAGCCGAAGCCTAAGCCTAAGCCTAAGCCTAAGCCTAAGCCAAAACCGAAACCAAAGCCAAAACCAAGAAAAACAAAAGCGCCGATAGAACTCCGTGGTGGCGCAAAAACAAACCCTAACAATCCTCGTTCAACTAGAAAAATTGCACAGGTTGCACAGAACCCTAATCTAAGCGGTAGAGAAAAAACTCTGGCTATACAAGAAGCGATACGTGGTGTAAGATCACCCACTAGGAAAAGAGGTGTGTCTGACCCAGATCGAGGTCTAGCATTTAGGGAAATGTATAGAGCAGGGAGAAAACCTATGAGATCTAAAAAGACAGGTAAGATTATTACTGACTCAAAGGGTAGACCAATAATGGTGACTAAACGTAAAACAAGGCGAACAAGAAGGAAATAGTATGGGTATATTGACAAAAATTTTTAAACCAAAAAAACCAAAGCCAAAACCAAAGCCTAAACCGAAACCAAAGCCAAAGAAAAAATTAACGGCTGCGGAACGTAAGAAGCAGGCCAAAGAAGCGAAGGAGGCAAGAGCACTGTTACAATCGGTCCCTCCACAGGTCAGAAACGCCATGCGCAAAGCTATGGCGGCCAAAAAAGCAGCAGCCAAATTAAAGGATCAGGGCCTTAAAAAAGCGGCGAAAAAGAAAGCAGAAGAGCGCATGATTAAACTCACAAATCAAATGAGGTACAACATGATGCAATCAAAGACTTTTAAGCGAGGCGGAAGAGCTCGCTAATTAACACTTGCAAAAGTGCCTCAATTAAGTAAAACTTGCAGTAACTGCAATCATCATTGTCATTGCAGCAACGGTGGCTCTTGTCGCACAAATGACTGTGAGTGTCGTATCTGTGAGCACAATGCACTTGACGAGTTTTGGAGAGAACTAGGAGGATACGATGCCCCTAACAAAAAAAGGCACAAAGATTAAAAGAGCTATGGCAAAACAGTATGGAAAGAAGAAAGGCGCAACGGTCTTTTATGCGTCGATAAATAAAGGCAAAATTAAAGGGGCAAAAAAATCAAAATGAAAATGTCTGACAACAGAGCCTCTCAACTTATACAACAGTTACGTGATGCTTTAGAATTAGGTGACGACGATTTAGCTACACAGATAAGATCAGACTTATTCAAAGAGTTTGGTATTGAAATGGCAGATGGTGGCCGTGTCGACTTGCAGGCAGGCGGCATGCCCAAACCAAAACCCACTATGGGTATTATGGCCTCTAATGCTGCTAGAGCTCTGCCGGGCGTCGCATCTCGTGTTGGTGGTAAAGCTCTTAGCCTAGGACTTGGCACTCCAGCTTTGATGTATGAAGTAATGGCAGGTCAAACAGGGGGAGCATTTGACCCTATATATGGAAAGTATGATGATGAACGGTTTACACTTAACGATGTTGGTGTTGAGTTTGATGAGCCCATCCCTGAACTAGGTGGATACAGCTACGAGGAACTTGTTACTGACCCAGACTATATAGAATACGCCAAAGAATTTGGTATGAGTCCAGATAGATATGTCACAGAGTTAATTGCTGATACTATTCTTATACCTAAAAAAGGACCTGCTGATCCTTCAGCTTTTACTATGGAAGAGTTAGAAGAATATTATGGTGACACTCCTTTCTTTCGAGATTATAGAGAAAATGTTCCTTTAGGGGATAGAGCGTCAAGAGGTTTTGATAAAGTTCAGTCTGGAATACTAAGTGCTTTAAATCCGTTTGGGGCGTTTGATAATATGAAAGTTTTTAATAATTAAGAGGATAATTATGCCAGTAGAAAAAGATATGCCATTAACAGAGCAAATGAAATTTGATTTGGAGGCAGAAAACTTTTCACCAGAACAAATAGAATTAATCGAAGGCGACACACAACTAGATGAAGATGGTGGTGCCACCATATCGTTTGGTGCTCAGATGCAAGCGCCACAAGGTCATTTTTCTAATTTAGCAGAAACCATGTCAGATGGTGAGTTAGCGATGATCGCTGATGAATTATTAGAAGCATACGAAGGAGACAAAGAGGCGCGATCAGATTGGTCTTCAACTTACGCTGAAGGCCTTAGCTTGATGGGACTTAAATCAGAGGACAGAACAGAACCTTTTCCTGGTGCCTCTGGCGTGTCACACCCTCTCCTTGCAGAGTCAGTCACACAATTTCAAGCACAGTCGTACAAAGAATTATTTCCTGCGGGTGGTCCAGTAAAAACACAAATTATGGGAGCACCCACACCTCAAACAGAGGCGCAGTCAAAAAGAGTAAAACAGTTTATGAATTATCAACTTACTCACGTTATGGAGGAGTACGAACCCGAGCTGGATCAGATGCTTTTTCATCTCCCCCTTTCCGGCTCGGCGTTTCGTAAAATTTATTTTGATGACAAATTAGGAAGACCTGTTTCTAAGTTTGTTTCGTCAGAAGACCTCGTCGTGCCTTATGACTCCACAGATTTGACAACGTGTATGCGAATCACTCACGTCATAAAAATGCCAGCAAACGATGTTAGAAAATATCAAGCGTCTGGTTTTTATCGAGACATGGAGTTAGCTGAAGTTTACGATGACGAAAATGATGAAGTACAAGACAAGATTGATGAGTTAGACGGGGCAAAAAGAGTTTATACAAAAGATAACATACACACAATTTTAGAAATGCACGTTGACCTTGATCTTCCAGGTTATGAAGATGCCAACGAGGCAGGTGAAAACTCTGGAATAAGTTTACCCTACATCGTAAGTATAGACGAGAACTCCTCAAAAATTTTATCTATTAGAAGAAACTATGAAGAACAAGATTCACTTAAAATTAAAAAACAATATTTTGTACATTACAAGTTTCTTCCCGGCCTTGGCTTCTATGGCTTTGGTCTTATTCACATGTTGGGTGGTTTATCAAAGTCTGCAACCTCCATACTACGTCAACTCATCGATGCTGGTACACTCGCCAACTTACCATCTGGATTTAAGGCACGTGGG